TAATGGTAATTCTACTAAACAAAAAACCATAGAAGAATATGTTATATGGAAACAAAAATCTAATGATGAAACTAAAGCTGTTATAGGATTAATGGCTACAGTAAATCCAACTTATCGTATACCTAAATTTACTAAAGATGATTTGCAAGATTGGGAAACTTGGTTGGATACAAAAGGATATAGTATAGATAATTTTCTTACTATAGAAGAACGTAATACCTTATTGGAATCAGGTGACTATGAGTAAGAAAGGTAAAAATGTAACTATTAAAGGTGTGCTGTATGAAGATGGTACTGTAGAAACTAAAGATGATGACATCTATAAATCTAAAGGTGGTAAAGAAGCAGTAGAATCTACAGTTACTGAAACAGCTACAACAGAAGTAGTAAGTCAAGCAACTCAAAGTGGTATACAAGCTGTAGTTACACAAGTACAAACACAGGTAGCTAATCTGGGTGCATCAGGATTGATAGCAGTAGGTAGTGCAGGTGCATTTCAAGTAGAACATATGCACGACCATACAACACAAGCAGTAGAGAAAGCTACACCTATGATACAAGAGTTAGTAGAGACAGGTACAATACAAGATACGATACCTGAAGGACACAGTAAGTATGGACAAGAGATACCTGTAGTTAAAACATTCTTTGGTGTTAAAGTTGGAGAAGAAAGAACTAAAACAGATGAACAAAGACAAGCTGAAGAAACTATGGTAAGATCAGCAAGAAGTCCTGACGTAAATGACTTTGGTGAACAAGAAGCGAGTATGGAATGATACACTTCGATATAATTTTAGAACATATAAAACCTCATATTACAGGTATCTGTATTGGATTAGGTGGATTTATATGTACGTTAAGTATGTTTATGCCAAGACATTGGAAGATATTTAAGCTTATAAAATGGATAAAAAAGAAATGAATACAAGAGAAAAATTATTAAGAAAATTATGGCATCGTATAGAAGTTATATGGATTGTTCTTATATTTATAATTTTATTTTTAGCATCAGCTATGAAATCAGAAGCAGATTTGTATGTATATGATTTAGAAGCTACACTTACAGAAAGTAATGTTACCTATGTAGACCAAGAGCCATTCTATTATGATATATTTCATATACAAGCAGATGGATATGCAACTTTAGCATTCGATAATTATGACGCTGATTTAGGTAGCAGTAATCCTAACTATGATTTCAATGACCCTTATCTTTATTTGTATGAGATAGAACAACATACATTAAATGGATTTAGTGGCGGGTCAGTACAGCTTACATTGTTTGATGAAGATGATGATAGTAATGAAGATAGTCCTGAAGGATTATTTTTTTATTTAGATGACGTACAGATACATAATCAATTAGTAGCAGTTATATCTAGTTATGATCCATACGTTGTAGGTACAGTAGATTTTACAGTAACAAGTAATCAACCTTTAAGTATTATTCCAGAGCCACAAGCTATAAGTTTAATATTAATAGGTGGTGCAACATTATTAATAGCTAAAAGGAAGATGTCGTGAATGATTGTATTGAAAAGAGTTTGGTAGGAGCAGTAGGGTTTATAAGTAGTTGGAATCTACAAGCAATTAATCCTCTGTTATCGTTTGTAATATCTATATTAACTATAGTATATTTAGTAATAAACATTAAACAAAAGCTAGGTAAGTAATGGCAAAGTCAAGAGTAAATGAAGCTGGCAACTATACTAAACCTACTATGCGTAAAAATTTATTTAATCGTATTAAGGCTGGTACAAAGGGTGGAAAAGCAGGACAGTGGTCTGCTCGTAAAGCACAGATGTTAGCTAGAATGTATAAAGCTAAAGGTGGAGGATATAGATAGTGGCTGATCCTCGTATAGGTACAGGTAAAAAGCCTAAAGGAAGTGGTAGGCGTTTGTATACTGACGAGAATCCAAAAGATACTGTTCGTATTAAGTACGCTACTATAGCTGATGCACAAAGAACAGCAGCTAAAGTAAAAAAAATTAATAAGCCATATGCAAGAAAGATACAGATACTAACTGTTATGGAGCAACGAGCAAAAGTACAGGGTAAGAATGAACAAGCATCGATAGCAAAGAAAGCAAAGAACTATTTAAAAAGGACTCGTAAGTGAAGAAGTCGCAATTATCATTAAAGAAGTGGACAAAACAAAAGTGGCGTACCAAGTCAGGTAAGAAGTCATCTGAAACAGGTGAAAGATATTTACCTGAAGCTGCTATTAAAGCTTTGTCTAGTGCTGAATATGCAGCGACAAGTAAAGCAAAACGAGAGGGTACAAAAAAAGGAAAGCAGTTTGTTAAACAACCAAAAAGAATAGCGAAAAAAACTGCGAGGTTTAGATGAGTAAGAAAGACCCAAGATTAGCAAGAGCAGGTGTTAGTGGTTTTAATAAACCAAAACGTACCCCTAACCACCCAAAGAAATCTCATATAGTTGTTGCTAAAGAGGGTAATAAAATAAAGACAATTCGATTTGGTCAACAGGGTGCTTCTACAGCAGGCAAACCAAAAGCTGGTGAGTCTAGACGTATGAAGATGAAACGTAAATCATTCAAGGCTCGACATAGACGCAACATTGCTAAAGGAAAAATGAGTGCAGCTTTTTGGGCTAATAAGGTAAAATGGTAATGAAAAAGAAAACAAAATTTACAAAAAAATTAACCAAACGTCAGCAAGATACTATGAAAAAACATTCAAAGCATCATAGCAAAAAACATATGGATATGATGACTAAAGAAATGTTAGCTGGTAAGACGTTTACACAAGCACATAAAAAAGCACAAAAGAAAGTAGGTACATAATGGATATGAAAAAAGGTAAAAAGAAGTTTACTAAAAAAAAGAAGCCTGTAAAGAAACCTATGGGTGGTAAAAAATCCTATGGTTATGGAGGTATGTAATGCCAAACTTAACACCAAAACAAATGAAGATAGCAAGAGTTGCAGGTGATCCAAACAAGATTGATGCTGCTGATTTTGCAAAACTTAAAAAGAAAAAGAAAAAGTTTACCAAGAAAAAAGGTATGGCGTGAGCGTAGAATTATTAGCTATGTTAGGTGGTAGTTTGTCGGGTTTTGTAATGAAGCTGATAGCCGCACAAGCACAATCACAATCAGCACAACTTGAAGCTATGTTGAAGAAACAAGGTATGGCAGATGATAGTGCAGACAGAGCAGCAAAAAGAACAGGACAAGCAGGTGCTATAGTAAGACGAGTAATAGCTATATGTACATTGTTCGCAGTAATTTTTGCACCTTTTATTCTTGCTTTCTTTAATGAGCCAGTTACTATAGAAGCGAATAAAGGTAGTGGATTATTACATATGTTTATTGGCGATATGTTTTCCAAAAGTAATGGCTGGATAGAATTAAATGGATACGTTTTATTACCTGAAGTTAGACAAACAATGTTAGCTTTAGTAGGATTTTACTTCGGTAGTTCCCAAGTCAAAAGTTAGGAAGTAACCTTGAGGGTATCATTTCCCTATTCTCTGTAGTGTGGCTCTACAGTAAAACTTCCATAGTCACATCTTATTCACATTTAAAATTATAAAGGAGTTATGTCTATGTATCGTATTGTTCACAAAGAGTCAGGTAAAGAAGCAACAGTTGAAGTAAAAGGTTTTGATAGATCAGAAATGATAAGACAGGCGAGTGAGCAAATCGGTATAGAGATAAGTCCCACCGAAGTGGGACATATACGCATACTACCTCTTTAGGATTTTCTTGTATGCTACTCCTCGATAATAAAGGATAACTTCCATTGACGACCTCCAATGTTAGCGTTCCTTCGGTCACTGTGACCTACTTCCGACCATATAGGTTGAACGAGTTATAATACGTCTTTACAGGAATTGTAAAAGATTGTCAAGAAAATTTGTGATAAACTTCTATATGTGTTTCACAGTTTGGACACGATAGATTTGTAACAATATCAAAGTCCTCTGATTCTTTTGTTATATCGTGGTCAGCACCCCATATTAGTTCTGTATTACAATGCCAACAATTCATTACATTCCCTCTGCTTCTAATACAGGTACTTCAGTAGTAGATTTTTGTTTAGCTTTAACAGATACTTCAACTTCAGAACCAAAGAATTTATTCAGTGCATTTTCAAATACATTAACTGTATCTTCTAATGTCCAACTATGTTTATCTTTAACACCTACTATTTCTTGTTCATCTTCTATTGTAATTTTAATCACTTGTTTCTCCTATTTTTATTTGTTTTGATTTACTTATGTGCATATATCCAACTTCTTTTTCTATCCATTTTGTTTTATTAAACTCTGTGGTAGCAGGCAAGTTTCTTTTCTCCCATTTAAAGTCATATCCCTCATCAACCATTTTTGAAATATTATGTACATAGCATATACCTTGATACTCTGATAGATATAAAAATTGTTTTCTTATTTCTTTACTTATCTTTAAATTATTTCGTGCTTTTAGTTTTTCAATTAACCACTCATTATAATATTTATCTCTAGCTTTTACTTCTATTATATAATAATTACATTCAAAATCATATGAGCAATAAGGATCATTGGGAATGATAACAGATTTAAGCATTGGGTGTAATGCAAAAAATCTAAAACCTATTCTTAATTCTTTATCCTTCATCTTCCAGTTTCTTCTCAAGATTAGCTAAAGCCCGCCAAGCAACTGCGTCCCATTCTTCATCTAGGATATGTCGCATCATAGAGTCTAGTTCATTCTTTGATTTGTTTCTATCCCAATGCATTGGCTCGTCGGGGTGTAGCTGTTTACTGCCTGCCGCTGAACGTAATGCTACTGCACATAACGCTCTTGGAAAGTATTTGATAACACCCGAATAGATGTTTATCTTTTTTCTTTCATTGTCATCTTGGGGTAATATCACTTATCATCTCCATCAGTCCAACAAATATTAATGCACCCATAATCATTATCATACCATAGTATAGCATTGTTTCATCATTCATCTATAAAATTCCTTTCTCATTTCTCTAGTTAATCTTTGTGTTAAATCTATTCCTCCCTCTCCAAAAATACTTAAAAGCAAAAGAATATAAGGTGTATTATAAATATCTTCATAAATAAGATTTACTATATTGTTTTTTAAATTTCTTTTTTCTTTTTTTTCTCTTTCTATATCTTTTTTTCTTTGCATTTTACAATAAAAGTCATAATACTTTAATCGAAAATTATGTAGTTCTGAATCATATTCTTCGTGTATAATTATCATTTTATTAATTCCTTTACAATCTCATAATACTTTTCTGCATAGTCTGACCCATCAGCTTTTGTATTCTCGTGTAGTTCAGCAAGGGTTGGTGTAGGTATCTTCCATTTAAGTTTACTCGCTTCCATAAGATAATGATATCTTTCTGGAAACTTTTCTTTAAACCATTCTGTTGCGTGTAGTACGTCTTTGTGCCACCAATGTAAATGATAGTAGCTAGATAATACTTTCATATTAGTAGGGTCAAGTTCAAATGCTTTGTGTGTACCTACATTTAAAACGTGAGAAGCGTGACAATCAGACCCCGAACATTCTTTACCCGAATATTGACAAGTATAATTATCACGCTTTTTAACACACAACTTTGCTTTAGCCACTAATTTTTTAATATACCAAGTTCGGTTGTGTGGTAGTTTAGGCATTAGAAAGGCATATCCTCTTTGGATTCTTCACCCGAAAAGTCCATAGCCACTTCATACAGGAAGTTTTCTTGTTCTTCCCAAGTCCAATCCTTTTTACCTCTTATAGTTTTTTGTACTGGTGGTGGCATACCATTAGGATTTTCTTTTGTGTAATATGTCGATACCTTATCACCATTTTGTTTTGCATATAAGAAGTGACGTTCTCTTTCTCTGTCATATCCTATACCCAAAAACAAAGGTTTGCTCTTATCAATATTAGGCATACGCTTTGCATACTGACTAAAGAACTGTGATTTAAATGATATTTGAAGTTTAAACCTTGCCCCTTCATCATCTTCTAATTCAGTTACAAAGTTTGTACCGAAGTTTGAATCCTCAAAGTATGATGATTTTATAAGACCCTCGATACCTGTGTATTGTAATTCTTTGATTACCTTACCTGCATTAGCACCTTTTTCAAGTGTGCGTTCTACTGCGTTAGGATCATCTGCTCCTTCAGGTAACCTGATTGTGAATCTTCCTCTTACTATTGTTACTATCTTGCTTGTTCTATTTGATGTGTTTGTTAATCCCATCTGTTTCTCCTTATGTTTTTTATAATATTACATTTATGTTTGTTTATGTCAACACTTACTCCCAACGCAAGTGTTTAAATGTTTGTGTTATCTTATCAAATTCAAGACTAGCTACTGGAGAAAGACCTTGTCTGTTCTTTTGAAACTTGGCTATAACGTGGTCGCCCGCTATGTTACTGTCTTTACTTATTCTTTTGCCGCTTACATTTATATCATCTATAACTGTTTCAAGATAAAGAATTACGTCAGCAAAGTTTTCAACGTCACGACTCCACGCAACTTGTCCCTCACTATTTGGGTGTGCAAGTATTATTATAGGTACTCTTAAATCATCTCGTAAATCTCTTAATCTACGAATGAAGTGATCATACATAATAGTTTTTGAATCATATCTTTTGCCGCCGTCGTTAATAGAAAGTAAGTTATCAATAAAGATTGCATCAACACCACTTCTTGACTCTGATATAGCCCACGCTCTTATGTCATCAATACTCATACCTTTATCTCTTACACATAAATCAAGAGTTTTGATATGTTGTACTGCTTCTTTTGATTTGTTTACTTCTTCGACGTTGGCGTGACCTCTGACCCTCATCATATATGTATTGATTTTGCCAAGATAAGCTATCATTCTTGGAAGAAGTTCGGGTTTAAGCATCTCTATACTAGCTAATGGTGTTCGTTTAGTTTTTATATGTGAATCTAATATCCATTGTAGCATCAATGCGGTTTTACCAGTTGATCTTGGTGCGTGAAATATCATAAGTTCACTACTCATTTTACCAAGATGTTTTGTCCACTCATCACACCACCAATCAAACTCACCAACCTTTCCATCAATACAATCTTGAATAAACTTCTCGCCCATTTCTTCAAATGATAAGTCTGTATTTATATTAGCTAAACTTAATTCACTTATAACTTTATCAGCATTACTTTCACCCTCGTATGTTTTATCCAACGCTTCTGATAATATTTTTATCTCTCGGCGTAGATTGGATTTATCCAACACAATACTTTGATAATGCTTTGAATGACTAGGAACAACAGCAACTCCTTGTAAATTAAGTAAATAGTTTTCACCACCTACTTTATCTAATAAGTTATTGTCATCTAAATAATTTCTAATTGTAATCATATCTAGTGTAAGATTATCAACGTACATATTTCTTAATGCTTCAAACAACACCTTATGTTTGTGTTCATAGAAGTCATCTCTAGATAATGTAATTTTAGGAAAGGTTTCTGTTGGGTCTAAAAGAATAGAGCCTAACACACCTTTTTCTGCTTTGATGTCGTTAGGTAATTCTCTCATATACTCCTTATCTCCTTTCTTTCAATCTCATCTGCAAAAATTTTGTTAGTAGGATTAATCCAGCCTTGAAAGTCTTTTCTATATTGATACTCTCTACTACTTTTATAGCTATGAATATTGTCGTGAACTAACTGCTGATCTTCAGTAGATAGTTTTTTCCAATAACGTAATGCTATTTGTTTGTTACCTTTACGCTCATAATCTACCCAACATTTTTCAAACAACTCTATGTTATAATTCTTTTGATTCTCTTTCTTATGGTTAGTGTCCAATTTTTGAACGTAGTCTTGTTCAATATCTGAACGTAGTCTACTGCCTTTAATGAACACTTTGTATTGATTACGAAGATAACCACCTCGACCATTGTCTGCTTTATCTTTGAATATATAACCCAAATTTTCTAACTCGTTAAGTGTTTGTATCATTGTTGTTCTTGACTTAATACCTGTTTCTTTGCACAACGTATTATGACTAGGGAAACAAGCACCTGTCTTACTATTAGTATGATAGATCAACCAACTTAAAACCACTTGTTGATTAGGTGTCATACCCTCTATTAGTTTAGCTGGAAATATTCCAAACTCTCCTCTTTCATATATCATTTTATTCTCCTTTATTATTTTTATTTTTATCAAATATAACTAACGCACTTGGAAATGGTGCAACATTTTTACTTCCACCAAATTTAATTCTCCCTTTGATAAAAGTTATATCACCTTTCATAACATAATCGTGCCACCATTTTGTGTCTGTTCGACTAGGTATTAAACAATAAACTGTGCATCCTTTTTGAGATTCTTCATACGCTTTTTTAATCCACTTACCTATCTCTCTACCATACGGAGGATTCATCCATACATTACCAAACCAATTTTTAGATAACCCATCATCTTCTTTGGTATAGAATACACTTGCCTTTGCATTTTCTTTTGAAGCACAAACATCTAATTCAAACCAACCTAATCCATAAGATTCGCAAACATCATCAATTATGTATTGTGGTGTATACCAATCATCTGTTTTGCTACTAAAATGTACATTCATTTTATTCTCCTTAATAATAATTACTTATATAACAACCAACGCATTCCATAGCTTTCTTGATATGTAAACACCCTTGATAGTTACTCTCTATTTGTTCTCTTGTTACCCACTTGGTAGCAAATCCTTGTTTGTTATCAGTACCAAACGCAACAACCATTGCACCCTCAATATCTTGGTCATCAACCTTACTGTTCATTGCATAGATACTAATTTGCATTTCGTGTTTTTTGCTTGGCTTTCTACTAGACTTCCAATCCAGCAAACAAGGGACACGTTTGCCTTTGTATTCTATGTATCCCGCAAAGTCGGGTTGTCCCGTAACCATAAGGTTATTGTCATAGAATCTTTCTTCACCCCAAACAAATTCGGGTTGATATTTTTCTACAAAGTTATCCCAACCTTTTGGCAAGTGGATAGCTATATCAGTTAAGAAATCTTTATCATAATCTTCTTCACGAAAAGAACATTCAATCGCTTCGTGCATAAATGTGCCATTCTCTGCAGCGAGATTGAGTGCTTCTTCGTATGCTTCGTATGTATCGCCTTGACCAAACGCCCACTTAATCAAACCCTCACTACTTCCATATGGATCAAAGTATTTAAGGAACTGTGTACAACGAAGATACTGACCGCCAATGATTCTACCATTGTCTAGTTCAACGTCACCTATCTGAAATGTCATAGCTTGGAACTCACCAATGTGTTGCTCGTTCCACTTTATGTCGTTGTCATAATAAGCATAGTCAATGATAGTAGCTGTGCCATATTCAAGTGCATACTTCTGTGCTTCCTCTGATTTAGGAACATAACCTATGTGCTTGTCCTTATACATAACCTTTACTGCGTTTGGGTCGTGTTCGTTATCAGGCTCTGCTTCAAAAGAAACTACACCACTAGGACGTAGCTTCTTAATACTTGGGTCATAGTTACTAGCAAAGGTAACTCCAACTAATCGTAGTTTCATCTAACCACCTCATCTTCCATAACTTGCTTGGTAAGTTTGATTCTATTCTCTACCATTTCTAACTCAAGTTCTGATTTAGCAAGTGATTCTTTTGCCCATTGAACATCTCTTAATTTAGATTTTTGTATATCTTCCAGTCTTTTTAATTCATCTTGCATCATTTTATTGTCCTCTTTTATAGTTAATTTCTTGTTGTGCGTCATCACGATCCACATCTTGTTGTGTGTAATGTTTATCTTGTTCCATAGTTTCAATGAAGAAAGCTATATTTTTAGCTTCCTCAACTGAATACTTTAGACCACTAATGTTGTACTGTTTTGTTGCTTGAATGTATTCTAATTCTAACATTTATTTATCCCTTTCTTCTAATTGTTTAATTCTTTTTTCTAATTTTTCAATGCTATGGAAAAGAACTTCGATTGATATATTAAAATATTGATTTAATTCTTTTTGTGTTTGTGGTTTTGGCATTACTTACCTCTTTCTTCTAATTGGTCTGCTACATAATTATCATAAAGGTAATCTTCTTTGCCACCCTCATACTCTCTAGCTTCTCTATCTTCGTCGTATTCTTCTTCTTCTTTTTCTTCAAGATATTCATTAAGATATTCTTGTAAATCTTTAAGTTGTTCAATACTCCAAACATCTCTGATAAGATATTTTGTTCTTCTAGTATTTGCTTCGTGTGTTTCAATAGAGATTAATTCGTTATAATCAAGATGCTTATGCACCTTTGTATCATAGATGAATCCCTCTCCCATTTCTTCATTGGTTATCCAATATTTCATTTGTTTCTCCTTTATATTTATTCTTTAAGTAAGCTATCATCTAATGGACATATTGTCTATTAGTTTTTTACATTTATTCCAATATGCTTCTGTCTTGTGTGGTTTAAATATCCAACCGCTACCACCATTATGAAATCTACAAATGTTTTCAGCGGTCAATGGTAGGTTTCGCCGCTCGCACCAATACGTTGTGTAAAGCATTACTATTTGTTCCGCTTTCTCTACATCAAACGCATCTTGGTGTGTGAAGTTTGTATCTTGCGTTCTGTTTACGTCATCAATATATATTTCCCATAATTGATATTGTCCATAAGCCTTGCCATTATCTCCTATTGCATCTGGATCAAGACCACTTTCTATTGTTCCTATAACTAATAATAATTTAGCCCACGTCATTTGATAATATCTCCCTCATTTTATCTCCTTTATTTCTAAAAAATCATAATCCCAATTTCCTTGTTCTGTCCATTTGAGTGTATCTTCTGATACCCAATCTGATACAGAAAACTGATTTCCTAATTGTTCATATGTTTCTTTATCAACAATTACTTCGTGTTGTTCTGTTTCTGTTTTATATATTTCTACTGTTAATTTTATTTTTTCGTTACTCATTTTATCCTCTTTTCTTTTTTAAGTTCCCTAATTATTTTTGATACGAATATATAATTAAACCTTTGATTTTTTTCGTAACCATATTCTAAAAGATTGTTTACAGTCCATTTATTTGGATCGGTATTTTTTAAATCTTCTACAATATCTTTTAAACTCATTGTTCCAAAGTACATTTTTTACCCTTATAATATTTTTTTTCTTCTTTATTCATTTTTCATTCTCCTAATTTTATAATTTTATTTACTATTAACAAATCAATTTGTCTAAATTGAAACCCTTTTAAGCAATAATTATTATATAAATTATCATTTGATTTTTCTAATTTTTTTAGTTGTTCAATGGTTTTAGCTTTCTTGACTCTTTCAATCATTGCTTGATAATTTTCTTTGTAATTCATTTTAGTTTCTCCTTTTTAGTTTATCTTAAGACACCCCGAAGGGTGTTTCGGATTTTCAATCCTCATCAGTTAAGATTTAATTAGTTTAGGTTTAGATACTGTAAAACTCACTATCATAGCCCCTTTGTCTTCATTAAGGTATTTTGCTATTGCTTTTTTAGGTGAGCTTGCTTCGACTTCATAAACGTCTTTTACGACTATTCTATATGTTTTCATTTTCGTTTCTCCTATTTTTGTTTATCTTAAGACGCACCGAAGTGCGTTTCGGATTTTCAATCCTCATCAGTTAAGATGTATAATATCTCTCATCCATTTTAGGATATTTTTCGGTTAATTTTTGATAAGTCAAGGCTTCGGGTAAATCTTTAGTTTGCTTTTCTAATTTCTTTTGAAGCTCTTTTATTTCGTTGATTGTATCTTCAATTTTATTTAACGTGTAACCAGTTCGAAGAAATAACGCTTTTTTTCTTTGTTCGTTGCGTTCCTTTGAAGCACATAAACACCATTGATTGTTATGTTTGATTTGTTCAATATCAATAATCGGACATTTCTCACCATTACCGATTCGTAAATGGTTTAACTCAACATCATAACCATATTCTTTTAATATGCTTGTTTTAACTACTAGATAAGTTGAACTATAATTATCAGTTATATAAACCATTACTTTTTTATATTTTGGTTTATAGTATTCTTTTTGTAATAATAAATGTTCTTTTAATTTATCTATATGTCTTTTAGTTAGTTTCTTTGTGTCGTAATCTTTTAAAAATTGTACGACTGTTTCCGCTAACTCATTTTGATTTTTTTCTTCCTCATAATTTAATTTTGTTATTTCTTTAATTGTCATTAATCTTCTCATTTGTTTATCCTCGTTTAAATTAACTGATCTCATCAGGCAACTAATTAAGTTACGACGCCTTTTCAGGCGTTTCGATCTTATTTGAGTAATTCTCTTAATTCGTATTCAACTTCTTCAATAATGTCCATATCGTAACCGATCGTATATAATGAACTTATTAAATCATCATAATCGTATTCAGGATCGGTATTATAAAGATTAGCGTATTTATCTAATTCTAATCTTAATGCTTCTACACTGAATTTATTTCTATGTTCGTCTGTACTTCTCATTGTTTTATTCCTTCCCTTTTAATTTAATTTAATTAAAAATTATCAAACTGTTCAAATAATGCAACAATTATTTTTAATTATTTTTTAAAATGTTAAAATTTCTTAATGTTTTTACAGTTTTTTAGGGTAAAATAATTTAATATTATGTTCAATTAATGGCTTCTTTTTTGTGTTAATTATGTAAACAATATATAAAGAAACACCATATACAAAAACAATAAGAAAGGTTTAAACTCTTTCCCCTGAGACTCCTTAACTTTTTCAGCTCTTCGCATATACGCATATATGAGAGATTCTTTAATGATATATATTTATAAAATGCACAAAAAAAAAGGGGGAAGGGTTTTGCAGGGGGGTGCATCGGACGTTGGTTACATTTGTGCGTATGTATTTAGACCCCCACCAACTTTTAAAAAATTTGACTTGTAAAAAATATTTAATTATTTTTCTTTACTTATATTACCTACAGAGTTATAAGCAATTAATGGAAACAACACAATCAGTTTTCTCTAGACTTAAATCAGCAGATAATAAACAGTTGTGGGCATTTGCACAGGAGTTAGTAGCAGCAAATAAAAAAGTAGAGCGTCTAGAAAAAGTAAAGACCCCAAAAGAAAAGCCTGTAACCAAACCAGCTATTATAGATTTAGAAGATAAAGAAGGATTGCGGCAAAAAGTATTAGAGCATTTGTTTGTAGAATCAGGTAAGGGTAATGCACAAGCATCAGATAAACTAGCAAGGTTGGCAGGGTTAGGTGAGGAAACACAAGATATAATTATTGAAATAGTAAACTACGATCCACCCAAGAAAGTGAGAAAAAAATCGAAGCCGACGAAATAATTAGACTTATACCACACCTGATGTATATGGAGTGTGGGAATTGTAAGAATTATTTTTTTACTGTGGATATAGAAGGATACAATGACCCAAGCTATTGTCCTTATTGTGGAATGGAGTTTGAATTTGAGATAGAAGTATGAGAAATAAAAGTTGCGAAGAATGTTGCTGTGTAGAAACAGAAGATAATCCTATTATTGAAGAAAGGATTTCTTGTTAAAAGTATGTGTATGCTGTGTTATGCAGAAAGTTTAGATGAAAATAAGAATACCAACGATTGAGCCTAGAGATTATCAAATACCCTTTTTAAAAGCATTTGATAGTGGTATACAGTATTCAGTTATATCGTGGCATAGACGAGCAGGTAAAGATGTAACTTCTTTCAATGCTATGATCAAGCGTGCCATACAAACAACAGGTAACTATTACTACCTATTTCCAACCCGAGCTTGGGCACAAAGAGCGTTATGGGATAACATCTGCGAGTGGGCAGGGGGTAAAAAACTTATAGACCTACTATGTCCGCCAGAAATAGTACGCAGAAAAAACAATTCAGACTTTTTTCTTGACTTAATCAATGGCAGTAGGATAAAGATTGACGGCACAGACAACCTGAACTTTGTCGGGCAAGGGGGTTCAGGGTATGTATTAAGTGAGTTCTCACTACACAAAGAAGAAGTATCAGGATTCCTTGCACCGATTCTAACAGAGGGTAGTGCATTTGTTATATTCAATGGAACACTACGAGGAAAATCAAATCATTTATGGAGATTATATGAAAATAATAAAGAAAATAAAAACTGGTTTACACAATGGTATCAGCTGGGTGATACAAAAACTGCGTATTGGGTTGGTAGCGGTATGGATATTAATCCAGAGCTTGCTGGTAAAATTAGTCCTTATGATGGAAAAACTTATAAAAATATTCAAGAAGATGTTGACTCGGGTATAATATCTTATGCAATGGCTCGTCAAGAATATTTGAATGAAGCCATTTCTCAAGTAGAAAACTCTTACTATGGTCACGAGCTTGAGATTTTAAAAAATGAAGATAGGTATGGTAATATACAAATTAGTTCTTCTCCTGTATATACTTTTTGGGATTTGGGTACTAGTGATGCTACAGCCATAGTTTTTGCACAAATTATAGATGGTAAACCTATAATTATTGATTATCACGAGTCTAGTGGTAAAAAAATTGAAGATTATGCGATAGTAGTAAACAGCAAAAACTATAAGTATGGGGGTCACTTTGCACCACACGATGTATCCAAGCGTATGCTGTTTGGTGATCTAGTATCTACAGCAAAAGAAGTAGGTATAGATTTTAGACGTGTACCCAAAACCAACTCGGTATTACAAGATATAGAAATATGCAGACGTAAACTACGAGAAGTATACATACACGAAAGATGTGAAGAACTATTAGAGCATTTAGAGCATTACAGAGAGGGAAGTAGTGGTCGACCTTTACACGATCAACACTCTCACGCTGCTGATGCTTTTAGAACTATGGTTATGGGAATACATTTAAATCTTGTACAACCATATTTATCAACAGGACAGCAAATAAAATTACCAAACAAAGTAGGGAAGGCGGAAAAATATGTCGATTGGGACACCGATACAACTAGCGAAAAGCCGTTATGGAAAAGATTTCGAGAGTCTGATGGCTTTTTATTTGACACACGGAGTAGTGTATAGTGATGACAGAATTTTTGTTATGGCTATAATGCACAATAAAGATGCGTTATTAAAAAATAGTAAAAAAGAACTTGACAAACTAGACTGCTGGTATATACATTATGCGGCAGGAGATATATTACGCCTATTTGAAATTGCACCTTATGAAATGGAATGGGCTATATTTGAGCGAGGAGAGGATAAACCTCTTAAATGTTACAAAATAGATAGGATAAGGAGATTAGTTTATGGGCGGAGGAGGAGGAAGTAGACCAAAACCACCACCAGTGGTTAAACCACCACCACCAGTTGAAGAAATTTCTGCAGCAACTATTGCACCAACTATTGTTCAGGAGCAAGCTAGACAGCAAGCAGCAGGAGCGTATACAACTAGAGGTCAAAAATTAGGTGCTAGTGGTCAAGTACTAGGAGCTGATCCAAAACAATTAGCTAGTGTCGCTCAAGCAACAGGTGGATTTAAAGAACAAAAAACACTTGATAAAATGGATTATATAAGAAATGTTGCAGACTTTTCAAGTGTTAGAGGTACTGGTATGAGTCAAGCAGTACTTATAGCATCATTAAAAAGTAAAGATTATCAAGGTAAAGGTGCTTTAGGTAAAATGCAAAATAAAGCATATGAAAAATATATTAAAGAAGTAGAAAAAGCAAATAAAGCTAGAAAAAAACTTGGTGAGTCACCAAGTATGACAATATAATGGATATATCATCTTTAATTCAAATGTATAAACGAGAAAAGTCTAGTTCTGAACGAGCTAACTTTGAAAACCTTTATGAATCAGCAGCAGATTTTTGTAATCCTAGTGCAGATAATATTCAAAATAAACGATCTAAAGGACAACGAGATGATGTTGAAAGAATTACAGATATAGGTATAAAAGCAAGACGTATGTTTACTGCTGGAATGATGTCCCATTTATTTCCACAAGGACAAAATTGGATTCGGATTGTACCTACAGATAGAGATTTAATGTTAAATGATAATGTTGTTCGTGCATTATCAAGCACAACTAAAAAATTTATAAGAGCTATAGAAGATTCTAACTTTTATGAAGAAATGGGTCAATGTATAGATCATTGTGGATATATTGGTACTACGGCATTATATTGCGAACCATCTCCAAAACGTATGCTTAACTTTCGTTCACACTATATTAATCAATTTTATTTTTGTGAAAACTATTTAGGAGAAGTAGATACAGTTATTCGTGAGTTTAAACTTACAGCAAGACAAGCAGTACAACAATTTGGAGAAGATTGTCCACAAGATATATTTGATTTAGCACAAAACCCATCTACATCATCAAGAGAATTTTCTTTTATACATATAGTAATGCCAAGAAGTGACTTTAAATTAGGGTCTACAGATAAAAAAGAAAAACCTATCGCTTCCTATTACATATCACTTACTGGTAATAAGTTAGTTATGGAGTCAGGATTTGACGAAATGCCTTATTCTGTAGCAAGATTTTATAAAACAAACTATGAAAAGTATGGTCGAAGTCCAGCATTAGAAGTATTTTCTACATTACCATTAATTAATCGTATGGAAGTATCTCGTATTCGTGGTGCAGAAAGAGTATCTAACCCCCCGTGGTTAGCTCCTAATGATGGAAGTGTAAGACGTATATCTAATAATTCAGGCTCAATAATATATTATAATGCAGGTAATCCATTATCTAAACCTGAACAGTTAAGACCTATGGATAATGTAATAGTTAATGATCAAATGATACAAAAAAAAGAGCAAGAAATATTAGATGCGTTTTATGTACCATTATTTAATCCATTAATGAATAAACAAAATATGACCGCTTTTGAATCACAAGAAAGATTAAACTTATCATTACAGTTTCTTACTCCTGCGGTTAATCGTGTTAATAAATATTTTGTAACACCAATACTAGAACGTGCTTTTGGTATTATGTTAAGAGCTAATATGTTTCCTGAATTAGAAATAGATGAATTATCATCAGCAAGCCTTGAGTTTGATTTAGTTGGTAAAGCATCTATAGCATCAAGACAAATGGAATTATTTGGTACTATGACTGCTATACAACAAATGTCACAGATAGCACAAATTAATCCTGAAATATTTGATAATGTAAATATTGATAAGACTGCTAGATTTATTCAAGAAGTAAATATGATGCCAATAGATTTACAGTTACCTGAAGAACAAGTACAAGAAATAAGAAATGGTAGAGCTGAAGCTGCTGCTGCACAACAACAAGCAATGCAAGCACAAGCATTAAGTGATGCTTATGTGAAAACAACTAAAGCACCTGAACAAGGTAGTGGTGCAGAATTTATTCAACAAATAGTTAATCAAGGAGCAGAAGAAAGTTAATGGATATAATTGATAAAGTTACCTACGATTTTGAGTGGGATAATGAGAAGGATTTATCAGAAGAAACTAGACGAGCTTTTGTAAACCTTTTTGACACATCAAATAACGACGCATTATTAGTAGTAAATTTTTTAATAGGCATTTGTAAATGGCAAGATCAAACAGAATATAATGATCCTGTTATAGAAGCTAAAATGAATGCTTTACGAAATGTAATATTAAGTATTAAAAAACAAATAAATATGAAACCCATAGAGGAGGTCACTAATGAGTGAAGAAGAAGTAGTAGAGTCTACTGAAGAAGTAGCAGAAGAAGTTGTTGAAGAAGCACCTGTAGAAGAATCATCGACATCATTTGTTGATAATATGTTATCTCAAATTGATAATGAAGATATTAAATCTGCAGGGTTTTGGAAAAATTTAGAAGGTAAAGATGCTAACGAAGTTGGAAAATATATTAAAGAACTTCAAAGTTTTGCTGGTAAAAAAGGTGATATTCCGAAGTCAGATGCTACGGAGGAGGAATGGTCTGCATTTTATCAAAAACTTGGTCGTCCTGAAAATATTGAAGGATATGATTTTACCATTGGTGACGAGTTTGCAGAAATTGTTGGAGAAGATTCAGCACCTTTTTTTGAAAAAGCAGTAGAAGGATTTAAAGAAAAAGCATTTGAATTAGGTGCTAGTGCTGAAAAAGCAGAAGAACTAGTTAATTGGTATCTTGGTATGGTAGCAGAAGAACTAGAAGAATCATCTGTAGCTGTAAAAGAAGCTGATGAAGAAATGGATAAAGAGCTTCGTTCACAGTGGGGTGATGAATACGATGGTATGATGAATGGTGTTATATCATTACTTAAAAATAATGGTATGCCTGAAGAAAATTTAAAGTTTGCTATTGATACAGGATTACTTAAAGACCCAGCATTAGCTATGACATTAGGTAATATTGCTAGTAAATTTTCAGATGACCCTGAAATAGGACATCATCAAACTAATACTATGGCTGGTATTCGTGATCAATTAGCAGAAGTTAATATGGATATATCAGAATATATTAAAACAGGTACTAAAGTGCCACCACATATAGCACAAAAACGTCAAGACTTAATGAATAAGTTAGGTGATAATTTATAATATTTTTTGCTTGACATATAATACCTACTTATAGTAAGGATTTATTTAACGAAAGGGACAACCTATTTAGACCCCTGTAAGTTATCGTCAACCTAGACGTTAAATAGCAGGCAAGACCTCCTTGTGGAGATAATCAGAGCCGATTAGTCGTGTAAATTAATTAGCCAAAATTAAAACAAGGAGATAATAAAATGGCTTCTACAAGTATTACTACTGCGTTTGTTAAGCAGTATGGTTCAACTTTAGACTTACTATCTCAAACTATGGGTGGAAAATTCAGAGGTACTTGCCTTGAAGAATCCATCGAAGGCGAAGAAAAGTACTATGATCAATTAGGTTCAGTTATTGCTAATGAAGTTAATGATCGTTATGCTGATTCTCCTGAAAACGACATAACTCACGCTAGACGTAGAGTTGTCGCTACATCTTATGATGTTGGTTTGATGTTAGATAAGTTCGATAAAGTTCAAATGTTGGTCAATCCTGAATCTGAATATGTACAACAACAGGTTCACGCATTGAATCGTAAAAGAGATATTGAGTTCATCAAAGGTGCTTTGGGTACTGCACAAACTGGTAAAACTGGTTCTGTTGCTGTTGATCTTGGTGCTGGTAATAAAGTTGGTGCTGCAGGTGCAACTATGACTTTAGCTTTATTAGGTGATATTAAAGAAACATTCCAATCTAATGGAGTTGATTTAGATGACCCAATGAACAAAGCATATATTGCAATTAGTCCTAAAGTTCTTAACGATATGTTACAAATTGATAAATTAACAAGTTCTGACTTTAACTCTATTAAAGCTCTAGTGGGTGGAGATATTAACTCTTTCTATGGCTTTGAGTTTATTGTTACTAACTTGCTACCATTTATTAATTCAGCAGATAGCGTTGCTAACCTATCTTGGTCTGCAACTACAGACTTACCAAATGCTGTAGGTTCAGGAACTGCTGACTTAAGAGCTTGTATTGCTTATGTTAAATCAGGTGTGCGTCAGGTTACTAATCCTGCTATTATGACAGAAATTAGTAAGCGAGATGATAAACGCTTTAACTATTATGCTTACTCTTGTATGAGAACAGGTGCTGTTCGTATGGAAGAAGACAAAGTAGTTCAAGTATTATGTGACGAAAGTCCGTAACTATAAGGAGATTATACAATGGCTTCAACAACAAGAAATAGTAATGAAGTACAAGTTGTTTTTGGTACTGATGCTACATTAGCTACTAAAGTTTCAGGTGCAGCTTTTGATGCAAGAGATAACTCTGCAAATGTTAAAGTTGCTCCATATACTTTTACTTCAACAGCTAAATCAGCAGACGGAACTCCTGATGTAGAAAACCTAGCAGTTCTTCCTAATAATGCAAAAGTATTATTTGCAACAATGGATATTGGAGGAGCGTTACAAGCATCAAGTGGTGAAGTTACAATCAAGATTGATGGAAGTGCAGTAGGAGA